TCTCTGAGATTGACATTAAATATTTCGGTTCTGAGCCAAGCTGGACTACCGATTCTATTACAGAAGAAAATTACGACAGCGAGTTTAGTCGAGGTCTTAATTACTATAACTATACCGCCAGCACAAAAGATTGTAAGATATTCCTCCAAGATTGGTTTAAGGAATATGGTACCAAAGATCAGTTGTCTGCTCTCAGCACGATCTCCGATCGTCTTATCCCTACTACATATGCTAATACTGCTCGTATGGGTATGCGCGGATTTCCTCTCAAGGATATTCATATTGCTCGCATCTGGGAAAAAACTCAAGAACGTTTGAAGACTAAGGAAGATGTCGAGGAAGAAGTTTCCTCGATTATTACGACTCCTGTAGTCAAGGTTAAGAAGCTACCCGAGAATCCTGTGCCAATTATTGTGTCTGCGGCGCATGAAGCTATTGATTATATTATTGAAGGTGAGTCGATTAAGTCTATTTCGACTGTTACCTCTACGCTTCGTGTTATGGACAAACAGTATCTTGAAGCTGCTGATCGTATTCAGTCAATTGCCAATGAGTTTGCCGAACTGCTTGAGGTTCGTCGTAAACGTGTCGACTTGACTGATATGGAAGAGCAGTTGCTTGAAAACTATGCACATCTTAAAGGAATGAAGATAGTCAAAGACATCTTCAATGGTCTAATGAGCTATGTTGATGAGTTGCGTAAAACTCATGTTACCAAGATGAAGGTTAAGATTCGTAAGATTAAGCCTCTCAATAAGGCAAAGTTGGTATCTCGCCTGAAGTATCAGCGTGAAGATACCGAACTCGGTCTCAAGTCTATCGAGCCTGAGAAGCTACTAAACTGCTCTGAGGTATGGGTGTATGACACTAAGTATCGTCGCATCGGTCGCTATGTTTCTAGCGTTTCTGGTGGACTTTCCGTCAAGGGTGCGTCTATTACTGGTGCGGGTGAGAATATGTCGGTTGGTAAGGTTTTACGTAAACCCAAGGAACAATTAGAAGAATTTAATAAATCTACTAAAAATGGCTTGACTAAATGGTTCTCAACCGTTAAGAGTAAGTCTGCACCAATGCGTGTGCGTACTACCGATACAACTATTATTCTGAAAGTGTTTGCGTGACCGATACTACTGATAATGTGAAGTTCGTCAATTTCGGTGCTGCTAAACAAGAGCAGCCCGATCTTGACACACTACAATCTTTCCTCGAAGGAGTGGACGATCACAACTCATATAATGATGCGAGGAGAGCAGCCAAGGCAGTAATGCATGGCATTGTTAAGGTTGCGACTGACAAGTATGGAATTTCAAACGATAAATTTTATGAGCATACAGCAGCTATATCGGTATTAATCTTTGGTATGTTTCTAATTCAACGTGGTGTTGAGACTCCAGAAACTTTCCTTCTCCAAGATTTTTGTGATAGTATTACCCCGAAAGGTGATGAAGAGTGATTATTATAGATTTTAACCAGACCGCTATCAGTAGCATAATGGCAGAACTTGCTGGACGCAAAGGTGTCGAGGTTAATCTTCCTCTTATTCGCCACATGATTATTAATGCTATTCGCTCATATAAGACCAAGTTCGGTAATGAGTTTGGCGAAATTGTAATCGCTTGCGATAATCGGAATTACTGGCGTCGTCAGTATTTTCCTAACTACAAGGCTAATCGTAAGAAGTCTCGTGAAGACAGTGGTTTCGATTGGTCGTCAATCTTCGCCGCTCTACATCAGATTCGTGAAGAGATTACTGAGCATTTCCCATATCCCGTAATCGATGTTGATGGTGCAGAAGCCGATGACGTTATTGGTGTGCTGGCTGAATATTGTCAGACTTCGAACACAGATGGTCTTTTGCCAAGTCCCGAACCTTTCCTTATTCTCTCTGGTGATCACGACTTCAATCAGTTGCAGAAGTGGAGCAATGTTAAGCAATATGCTCCTGTGCAGAAGAAGTTTATCAAGCTGACGGAATCTCCTGAAGCAGTTCTCAGGGAACATATTATTACTGGCGATAAGGGAGATGGTGTTCCTAATATCCTCTCTGACGATGATGTGTTTATCTCAGGTGGGCGTCAACGACCTATTCGTAAGGATAAACTCGCTCAGTGGAAGACTCAAAAACTTGAAGATTTCATCACTAACGATGAGATGTGGCGCAACTTCCAGCGCAACCGCGAACTGGTTGATCTATCACGTGTCCCAGAGGACATTAAAACAGACATTATAAGTAATTACGAGCAGCAGAAAGGTCAAGGCGACCGCTCTGGTCTGTTAAATTATTTTATTGCAAATAAGATGCGCAATTTGATTGAACTTGTTGGAGACTTTTAATATGGCGATTCAGCCGAAGAAATATAAACAAATTAACGAAGCATTGAAATGGGTTTGTGAAGCAGAAACTACTGACGAACTGCGCAATCGCGTTCGTGCTGTTTCTACAGGTAACTCGGTCCTGATGCGATTTCTTGCGTGGGGGGTTGGTTATGAAGCGGGTATCACTGGACTTCCTGAAGGTCAGCCTCCTGTAAAGAACGAGGGATTGCCTATTGATATGGCAGATAGTAATATTACACAGGAATTTCGTCGATTGGTGCAGTTTCTTCCTGGAGGAGCATTTCAGCGAGTTTCTTCCGTTCGTCGAGAAGACGTTTGGGTTCAGATCCTACAGGGAATTCATCAAGACGAACGTGCACTTCTTACTGCTGTTAAAGATGTAAAATTGCTTGACCTGTATCCTAAACTGGCCGATGTTCTGGAAGATTTCCTTGTTGGATGGAAGAAGCCCGAGGTTAAGAAGAAGACAGTATCAAAAAAGTCAGAGAAACAGTCCGCCGATGGCTGAGAAAAAAATTGGTTATCAAACCAGTTTACAACTGGCAGTAATACCATTAATTTCCTATACCATTTCTCTTCTGCGTAAACTATAAATAATGTTTCTAATAATTTGAGGCGGCAGAAATGGGAAAAATCTTAGAACACAAGCATCTAATTGTGCGAGCATTATTGAACAATCCACCTAAATGCGCAGAAGTCATTCAAGATTGGATGAAGGTTCTTGTTGAGAAAATCGACATGAAAATTCTTATGGGTCCATATGCGGTATATTCAGATATGGAAGGTAATCGTGGATTGACCGCAGTTACTATCATTGAGACCAGTCATATTGCGATGCATGTATGGGACGAGGTTGAACCTGCCTTGATGCAACTGGACGTTTATACTTGCTCCGCTCTGAATATCAAAGATGTCTTTGATGCGCTACAGCAATTTGACCCACATCATGTAGAATTTAAATATATCGATCGTGAACACGATCTTAGTATGATAGAAAAAGGAACAGTCCTGAGTGGCATTTAATCCGCATGATGGTAGTGACGTTTACGATGAAGTAAACGAATATCCCAACTGGGATTATTTTAATGGTGGTGGCTTATATCGCGGCATCCCTACGATGCAGAATAAACAATTTATTCCAGCGTTCAAAGAATTGTTTTCGTGTAGGAATATCACTAGAATTCTAGAGGTAGGAACTGCAGATGGTGGATTAATCCATGCTATCACTGATATCAGCGATATTGAAGTAGTTACCTATGATATTCGTATGCCGAGACATGCTGACAAATTGACAGATAAAAACATCAATATTGTCATTAAGGATATCTTTACCGATCTAGATTTTGCCAAGCGATATATCCAGCTAAAGGGAGAAACTCTGGTATTGTGTGATGGTGGCAACAAACCAAGAGAGTTTCATGTTCTTTCCTCACACTTAAAATCAGGCGACATTATTATGGCGCATGACTACTGTAGAGATGCAGAACTATGGGAAAGTGGTTTCAAAAAAACCGTTTGGCCAAATGCCGAGATTACATACGGTCACATTGAACCTGCAGTAAAGAAAAACAATCTAACGGGATTCATGACCGATGAATTTCAAGCAGCAGCTTGGACGTGTTGGCAAAAATGAAATTCTTTCTTTTCAAGGTTGGAAAGGATCAAGTTTGGATCGTTCAAGATCCAGTTAATGTTCCGAAACCGAGAGAACTACTACTACAAAACACTAATCTGGAATTGATTCGACAGAAAGCAGAAGTGTTTGCTCGCGGACTAACTCTCGTCGATAAGGTTCGGCGTAAACGCACACGCAATCATACTAGTGATAGTAAGCAGAAGATTTCCGAATCGATGTCTGGAGAGCGTAATCCGAACTGGGGTGGGCTAAAGGACGAGCATCGCGCTAAGATAAGTAGAACGATGCGAGGGACTCGCAAACGAGACGCTAACCCCATGTACGCTCGACGACATACATGGGAATCTAGGCGTAAGATGGCATTTGCTGCGAGTCAACGTCGAAGAAAATGGTGTGTTGAGCCGAATGGTAAGTGCCATTTGATTGATCCATTAACGTTTACCCTTCCAGCTGGATGGTGCTGGGGAATGAAATACGATCCATATAGGAGTTAATAATGAAGTTGCGCGAACTTGAAAATGGTGCGGTCGAGATTCTTGATTTCAACATAGAAAATATTACAACAGAAATCGCTCTTGAGGTTAGAGAGATTCTCCTCCGAGAGTTAGTAGTGGTTATTAAACGTCAATCGTTCGATCCACTTAACTTCGCCAAACTAATCTATCCAATTGGTGGACTATCTAATTGGCAGCAGATGGTTTGGAATCTAGATGGCGATATTATAGGTTCTCCCTCTGAGCAACCAGATCCATATGAGTACGATCCTTCTATCGAATTCCCTGTTCAACGTGTAACAGGTGAGCAGAAAGAAGGAAAATTCACTGGTATTTTTCCGCTTGGGAAGCTAGACTGGCATTGTAATCTAAATGGTCCAGACCGAGCCGATGGTGTTGCACTACAAGCTATTAAAGGTGCAGAGGGAACTGTTACCTCCTGGAACAACACCTCTCTCGCCCTAAAACATATGCCAGATAACCTTAGAGAAAAGATCAGAGGGAAATTTGCAAACTTCTTTTATAACCCAGAAAACTGGGCTGACATTGTAAACGAAGAGCAGAGAAAGTTTATGCTCGCTAATCGGCATCATTATAAGATGTGGATTGAGCAAAAGAATGCAGCAGGGACAGAGGGACTTTACCTTTACACCACCAATGATTGTCAAATTGATGGCGACGAAAACTTCGATCTGTATAATGAACTGAAAGAGTATTTGTTTGACGAACGATTCATTTATCATCACAAGTGGGAAACGGGAGATATTGTCCTCAGCGACCAGTTGTTGACGATGCATAAACGATGGCAGAAACCAGATGATATTTTTGAAAAACGTTTGCTAAACAGAATAACCTTTAGATTGTCTAACACGGGTAATCCTCCTGCCTTTGTAGGAGTTAATCCTCGTGATTGAAACTCGGAAAAGAACAATTGTTCGTGGTGTGAGTTATCGTCTTAGTGCATGGTTATTTACCATTCTTTGGACATATCTGTTCACTGGTAATATCGCAGAAGCTACAGGATTCTCCACCATATTGCATCTGCTATTGAGCGTTGACTATTACGTTCACGAGCGTATGTGGCTTCGTGTAAAATGGGGAACAGATAAATCTGAAAGTTTTTGAAGATAAGTGTTGACTTTTTCTCCGTTTTGAGGTATACTGTTTGTATAGTTTGAAAGGAAATTGACTATGTTGACTCTTCGTGATATTAATACCGCCACCAACTCTAAGGATGGCAACATCTTCTCAGACCTACACAAAGATGTGTATGGTTTCCGCCCTCGTGATGTTACCTTCTCTTCAATTGAAGAGTTTGATGCTGA